AATCTTAATCAGATGGATTCTGCTATTGATGCGTTGGACAACCGTATCATATCACAGGATGCCTTAAAAGTAGACAAGTCTGCAATAAACGGAAATATTGCTGATTGGACTATGGATGAAACAACCGGTATTATTACTATTACAAAGTACAATGGAGAAAAGGTTATTTTTGACCTTAATATTGAAAAAATTCCTGTTGGCTTTTCCATGTCTGATGATGGAATCATTACCATGACTACAGAAGATGGAACACAGTTTAAGGCTGATATTGGTTCTATGATTCCGGTGTTGACATTTGAAGATTCTGCAACCATAGCTGTATCCGTGACTGGTACTGGAAAGAATAAGACTTATTCTTTTTCAATCAAAACAGGATCAGTAACAGATGCTATGCTACAGCCTAATTATTTAGCAGATATTAGAGTAGAATCCGCAAATGCATCTGCTTATGCGCAATCCGCAAATGCAAAATCTGTATTGGCTGAATCTTATGCCGTAGGTGGAACCGGAACAAGAGAAGGAGAAGATACAGATAACGCAAAGTATTATATGGAGCAGGCAAAACAGCAAACAGGAGGTATACCTACAAAAGTTAGCGAATTAGAAAATGATGCTGGATACATTACAAAAAAAGTTTCTGATTTGACAAATTATTATGACAAAACCACTGTTGATGAAAAAATAGATGCAATTCCAAAACCAGATTTGACAAACTATTTGACCAAAACTGGTGATGGTAGTAATTTGACTGCGGCGTTTGAAGAAGCAACAACTTTAGATGAATTAACGACAGGAGAAAAGTTATCATCTATTTTGGGAAAAATTAAACTGGCTGTAAAAAACCTTAAATCACTTATAGAACTTATCGGAACTACCGATATTTCGACTATTGGTGACGGTACTATCACTGGGGGATTAAGTGATGTAAATGGCAAGTTAAACCAGAACACCGATTTGACTTTAGTCAATTGTGTATCATGGGAATCTGACAATACAATTTCAAAAATAGGTAACAGAGTATTTGTAACGTTAGGCGTACAAATTACATCTGAGCAGTCTAGCGGAACATTAATTATTGCCAGTATTGCAAGGACATATTACCCTAAAACTGCGTATGTTAGAGCAAGTGCAGCAGGTGGTACAAATGGCGATAATCACATGCTTTATATTGATAAATCTAATGGCGCAGTAATATTAAATCTTTCGACAGAACGGTATTATTCTGCCAGTTTCTCATACTTGGCAAATTAGGCTATTTATATGCTACAACAAAATTTAGGGTAAATGTTGCGTCATTACTTACAGTAGCAATTTGATATGCATAAAAATTACCATTAATTGCAAGACGCACATTAACAGCCCAATTACAGTTTACGAACACGCCAAATACGTTAGCATTACTTGGTAATCCAAAGTCAGATAAAGATCCTAATAATGACTGTCTATTTGTCACTAGCAGAGTAACAGATGTTGATATTGATGCAAATTTCAAACCACTTAACTTGCCAGTTACAGAAGCAGTCATAAAAAATATTTGCGAAATAACAACAAAAAAGAGCATGGTGTAAAAGCCATGCTCTTAATCTATTTATCTGATTCCCCAGTCACCGTCATTGTTGACGAAACCAACCACATATCCCATCATGTCATCAATAAGATTTTCCGGGAGTATGCTGTTCGGAGACATAAGCGGAACATATCTCCATTTTCTTACACCATCTTCAATTATATGTGTTTTCACGACAATATAAATCCCACCATTACTGGTCACAATACATCGTTCACCGTCTTGCGGCTCACGATCCGCTGCAAGGAGAATAATTTCCACAGGCAGATAAAACGGCATATAGTAGTCGCACGGAATTTTCACACCGATATAAGCCTTGGATTTTATGTCTTCCGGCAAACTGTCTATGCACATGGGTTCCACAGCATTTGTGGTTGCGATAATTCCATTCATAAGTTGTGGATTAAGAACAGAAATATACTTGTGCGATTTTTCAAGACTGGAATAGATTTTAGCTTGGTGACGTATGAAGTAACGGATAAGGTACAGAGAGTGTTCCGGCAGACTTCGGCATATCTTGACAGATTCCAACATCTTATCTTCCATAGTGCCGCAACCTACCAGTTCGTCTACACTGATTCCAAAGGCTCTAGCAAGCGCAACAGCGGTCGATAGCTTCGTGTCGTTAGAATTACCGTATAGTAGTGAATTAAGCGTAGAATAAGGCAAATTAGCTTCATCAGCAAGCTTGTAAACCGTCATGTCCGGTTCATTTAGAAATTCATGGAGATTTCCACGAAAACTTAACATATAATTAGTACGGTTGACTGATAAATGTGTCGAAATTTCTTTGATTCGGTCTTTTTTCATCATGTTTATTATCCCCCTTTCACATGATACACTTGTAACATCCCTTGTTTCAAGGGACTTCAAGTTCTGGCGAGGGCGGTGTTTATTGGCGTTTTCACCGTCCTCTTTTGTTGATATTTTACAACAATAAAAAACGTGAGTCAAATATATTGATTGTTAAGAACATATGTTCTATAATTTGATGTATCGCTACTTTAGATTCTGCGGAGAATTAAAGGGGAGAGGGGTGTGGTTACAATGAACGAAAGCAATGAATTTTACAGAGAGGAAATTGCAAGAATACTATCTGGAATAGAAGACAATGACATATTGAAATATGTCTATGTCATTGTCTCTGATATAGAGGGGGAAAAATGAAAAATCGAAAAAAAATAAATTGGGCGTTAATAATTTTGATTTACTTTTTAGGATTATTAACAAATTATTTCTTAAGATAGACCTAATATTTTCTTTAAATATTCTGTAAATATTGGAGAGCATAATCCCATAAAGTACACTAAAACGTAAACAAGTTTTGGACCTATATAATCAATAATTTTTTTTAAAGGACTTATGTAATTATGCTCTTTACTTTTTACTATATGTATGTCTTCTAATGAATTTATTTTTATATATTTCATTTCTTCTAGTTCATTTATGTAATCAATAAAATCATCTATGGCAGAATCACCATAATCTTTTGAAATCCTACCTAATACAACATTGTTGTCTTTATTTTTTATTGATATTAAATAGCCAAAAAAATCATTAGAATCTTTTATTTTTCTCTTCATTCCGCACCTCCGATTATCATTTTAAATGCGGAAAATGCAGTACTTCTTTTTTGCTCAGAAAGATTGTAGTACTTAATCAATAAATCTTCCATATTGGGATCGTTTCTTAAAAAATAAACTAATCTAGCGTATTTTTCGGAATATTTTTTCCCGTCTTCTTTACCAGTCAGCAAAAATTCAATAGAAACTCCTAAAAAATTCGCAATTACTTCTATACGGTCATCCGGGATAACTCCCTTTTTTAAACTTCTTATATATCCATTACCAAATCCGCAAGAAGTCTCTAATTTAGAAATTGCTATTCCCCTTTCTTTACATATAGATTTTACTCTTTCTACCGTAGTCATAGTGTCCTCCTAAAATTTAGATGATACTCTAAAAATATGCTTGACAAAATAGAGAACACTCTATATAATAAATTTAGGATTTAGAGGAAAGCCTAAATTTAAAAATGTTCTCTGTGGTTTCTTGGCAGTTACTATATTAGAACATTCTCTAAATTTTGTCAAGTTTTTCTCTAAATTCCTAAATCAAGAGAAAGGAAGTGATAGATTGAATTGTTACGACAGAATCAAGGAAATTTGTGATAAGAAAGGAACAAATATTTATCAAGTGGAGCAGAAAGCCGGATTGAGCAATGGAATTATCCGAAAGTGGAATGAATCTGCTCCGCAAGTTGACAATTTAAAGGCTGTTGCAAAAGTCCTTGGAGTAAAAGTAGACGAGTTACTGGAATAGGGAGGTAAAAACATGGAAAAACAGAGATATGTGGTATTAGACAAAAATGGTAAAGCAAATATAGTTCAGAAAGCTGATTCACGTTTTGTTGGAATTGACGAGATGGCACAGCACATTGCCATGAATGTTATTGATGACTACAAAAGCATTATAGATGGCGATAAGAAAATCGAAGAAACAAATATTGATTTGTCTATCAAAGTACTTACCGCCATTTCGCCTTTTAGGAACGGCTCTGGATTTGGAAAGGATTTCTAATTGCTTCGGCTTTTGCTAATTGTGGTTTTTCTTCCGGTAAAGAATTGACGATTTCTGAATAGTATTGGTCGTACAGGTTCTTAAAATCATCAAAACTTCCGGTATATCCACAAATTTTAGCAATGGCGTAAGCGGATGCGTATTCTTTAGAATCCAAATTATTTCACCTCCTTATTAAAAAGATAAGGAGAGTATATCACAAAAAGGAAGTGAATTGAATGAGTGAAAAAGAGAAAAAAATCGTTGAGAAGTTAAAGAGAGCCATTCCGAATATGTCCGATTTCGACAAGGGATATATTCTCGGCAAGGCAGAGAAGATGGCAGAGGAATCTGTTAAGAAGCAGGGGGAAGAAAATGCAAAACCAATTTGAGAGAGAACTTCTCAAAACCTTAAAGAGCATTGACGGTACTCTGAAAAGAATTGAGAAGTCCATGAATGATGAAGAGAAAAAGCTTACGATCATTTGTAATGCTGTTTCTCATGAACCGAAAGGAGAACATGAATGAAAAAATGGACTTACCGCCAGAAGAGAGATCTTCTTGACAAATTAGAACCTTGGATCACTGCATTGGTTCAACTCATAAGTGCATTGGCTGGGGCGGCTGTCGGAATAGCTATCTGCTACTTTTTCTAAGTGGTATGTGGCAGTTGCAGTTATTAAAGCTACAACAAACGGTATGAGTATATTTCTCAAAAATGAGAGAAATAAATGTTCTTTGTAGAATCTTCCTTTTGAAGACAAAGTGAATGTGAACATTTCACGATTTATGGATGAACTAACTATGGTGAAATATCCCTTTTCCTTTAAGGACAAAAATGCTTGGTAAACATCTTCACCATTGTAATTCCCTATTTCAGACAATGAAATGGAACATTCAGAAGATTTTACAGTTTTTCTAAGTACTTTTCTTTCGATTTTGAGAAGCATATGAAACCTCCAGTTTTTTAGAACATTATACCACAGAAAGGAGAACAATGAACGAATTACAAACATCAAACATGAAAACACCTATTGAGATTGCGTTGGGTGTAGATGAGAACGGAATGACTACCGCAAAGAAGCTGTATGAGTTCTTGGAACTGGACAGCCGTAACTATTCAAGATGGTGCAAAACCAACATTGTAGAAAATGAGTTCGCAGATGAAAACGTTGATTATTGGGCGTTCGTCATTGATGAAGAACGGAATTTTAACCCCAATCCGACAACTGATTACAAACTCACTGCCCATTTTGCGAAGAAACTTTCCATGAAAGGAAATGGCGAAAGAGCGGAACAGGCAAGACAGTATTTTATCACCATAGAGGACAGAGCGAAGCAGGAAGTAATCAACCGGTCGCAACTTTCTCCGCAGATGCAGATGGTTATGCAAATGGCTGAAAGCATGGCAAGACAGGAACTGGAACAGAAGAGACAAGCGGAAAAGGTAAACCGCATAGAGCAGACTGTCTCCAACATGAAAGATATTTTCACGAAGCCTATCGGAGACTGGAAATCGGAAATAAATGGAAGGATACGGGAGATTTCAGTTAAGAGTGGAATTGGATATCAGACATTATATGGACAGCTGTACGGTGAATTGGAAACGACAGCACATTGTAGCTTAAATATGCTTCAAAGGAACAAGATAAATAAGATGAAAAAGGCAGGGAATAACGAAACAGCTATTAAAAACGGCACAACTAAAATTCAAATTATTTATGAGAAACCGCAGTTGAAAGCAATTTTCGAGGGAATCGTAAAGAATTACGCAATGAGGTACTGCTCATAGAAAGGAAGAGGAATGGGAAACAAATATTTGAAATTGAGTAACAGTGTAATTACATCAACGGACAACAAAGGGAAGGCAATGTACTTTACAAAAGTAGACAGTGCCTCCACATTCCAGAAGTTGTTCTATGATGAAGAAGCTTCGTACGGTGTATCTGTAACAGATATTGAAGTAGAAATGGGTAATGGAGTAAGTTTTACAAATGCAATTTTAACGACATACATTGCAGAGGAAGAGGACGGATCAAATATGTTTTTGGATGTCATTATCAGTGACTTACTGGGTACGTTCGTATCCGAATGGTATTAAGCCTATGAGAACAACAATAAAGATGTTTCTTCCTATTATAATAGCACTCTCCATAACATTTACATCCACAGCACAGCCATCCGGCAGTTTTATCTCCGAGGAAGCACAGGAATCGTGTGCAAAGTACGGTGAGGAATACGGCATCTGCCCGGAAATGCTCATGGCAATGATCGAGAAAGAATCTTCCGGCAGACCGGATGTGGAAAGTGGCGGTTGCAAAGGACTGATGCAGATTTCTGACAGATGGCATAAAGACCGCATGGAACGTTTGGGAGTGACGGACATCTACTCCGTGGACGGTAATATCCATGTGGGAGCCGACTACTTGTCGGAATTGTTTGAAAAGTACTGTGATGTAGGAATTGTACTCATGGTTTACCACGGAGAGAAGAACGCAGCTACAAAGACAGAATTAAGTGA